AAAAATGTGACCTGCCGCGGCAGGTTTTTTTATGCCTGGAGAAAATAAATGGCGAATTTACATGGTGTGGAAACGATCGAACTGACATCCGGTACGGTCGCGGTCACGACGATCCAGACGGCCATTATCGGCCTGGTGGGTACTGCGCCTGATGCCTCTGCCGGAACGCCGGCGAGTGCCAGTACAGGAACCCCGATTCTGGATAATGTTGTGGATTTTGCCGCGACAATTGCTGGCAGGTCAGGAAACGTGGTGGTGGTTGAGGCAGTAGCTGGCATCCCGAATGAAGAAAATCCCGCAGCGATTGAAACTTCTGCTGCCTGGAATGCGGAGGCATTAACGCTGACTATCACGCTTGGCTGCGATGAAACGGGCAAGCTGACGGCAACCCCTTCAGCAGTGGCCACTGCCGTGAGCGCGGTGGATGATGTGAAAGTCACCGCAACGGGAAACGGGAGTGGCGTGGTCACACCGTTCCGGTTGCAACTGGCAGGCGGCGAAGATGAACCTTTCCCGCTGAATACTCCTGTGGCGATTGTCGGTACCTCGATGCTTTCCCGGCTCGGTGAAAAAGGCACGCTGAAGCAGGGCCTGATGGAAATCAACGATCAGCGAAATGCCCTGACGGTGGTGGTACGCGTGGCTGAAGTTAACGATACAGCTAAACAGCGTGCGGCGGTGCTGACCGGGATCGGCGCGCTGTCATCTGCTCGCTCCGTGACAACGTACCAGCCCCGTATCGTCATCGCGCCGGGGTTCAGTGAGGATGATGCCGTGGGCAAAGCGCTGGAAACCGTCGCAGGCAAGCTGCGGGCGGTGGCGTATGTTGACTGCGAATCCGGTTCGACACTACAGGAAGTGGTCCAGCGCAGACAGTCCTATGGTACCCGCACCGAGCTGCTGCGCCCGCGCGTACAGGTCAGTAATGCCGACGGCCAGCTGGTCTATCGTCCTTACTCTGCGTTTGCTGCGGGGTTACGTGCCCGAATCGACTTTGAGAAGGGCTGGTGGTGGAGTAAATCCAACCAGGACATCAATAACATCCTCGGAGTGGAACAGATCGACGAGTTTATTCTCGGCGATGAAAACTGCGACGCAAACCTGCTCAACATGCAGAACGTCTCTACCATCATCCGCCGGGCAGGGTTTAAGCACTGGGGCAACCGTCTGTGCGGTACCGATCCACAGTGGCGCTTCGAATCGGTTCGCCGAACCGCAGACGTCATCGAGGACAGTATTCAGGAAACGATGCTGGAATACGTTGACCGTCCGCTGGACCGGGAGAATGCCGACGACATTATCGGCACCATCAACGCCTATATGCGCCAGCTGGTCGGCCTCGGCGCCATTTTCGGTGGTCGCGCCTGGCTGGATGAAGAACTTAACACCGCTGAGAGCATGGCGGCGGGCGTGCTGTACATCAACTATGACTTTGGTCCGAAATCGCCGACTGAGCTTATCAGCCTGCGCGTCCGGGTGAATAACAACTATGCGCTTGAGGAGATGCTGGCAGCATGAGCGAAAAAAACACATTACGCGTCTGGACCTTCTTCCGGCAGGGGATCCGCATACAGGGGGCGCATGAATTTACTCCGCCGGCATTGTCCATTGTCAAAACGGATTTGCGTACCGGCGCACAGGATGCGCCGTCCCCCGTTGATGACGGTATGGAAGCACTTACCTGTCAGCTGAAGTTTTACGGTGTGGACGTGGATATGCTGACCGCCTTCGGTTTTGTCAGTGGCAGCCGTCCACGCTTTACGGCCTATCAGGGCTATCTGGCTAACGGTACCGCGCTGGGTACCATCGAGGAGATCGAAGGCTTTGTGCAGACCGTCACTCCCGACGCGCGTGGCAAGGACAGCCTGTCCGAAAATGCCGTCACGGTGGAAATCGCCGTGAGCTATTACCGTCAGACCAAAGACGGTCGCGAGCTCTTTGAGATTGATACTGAGCGCTTCTCGCGCCGGGTGAATGGCGTTGATGTTCTGTCCGGTCTGGCGGCAAAAGTACGGCTTTAACTTCAAACAATCTTACAACGGCCTGCGGGCCGTTTTTTTATGGAGATCAACATGTCTTTTCCTGGTGAAACACGCGTTATCAAACTGTATTCCCCTGTTTCCTTTGAGAACGGTGGCCTGCTCGAACAGGTGACGCTGCGCGAGCCGCTGGTGCGTGACCGCATTGCCTTTTCCAAAGACCGCGGCAGTGAAGAAGAAAAAGAGGCGCGCATGATTGCGCTGCTGTGCAACCTCAGCGAACAGGATATCTGGCAACTGACTGCGGCAGATTATGCCCAGCTGCTGGACGCGTTTAATGTTTTTATGCTCCCGCCCGAGAAGCGACCGAAAGAGGGCTGATGCGGGCGATACGTTTTCTGGGACGGCGCCTGCATTTTCCCATGACGGAATACCTGGATATGCCGTTCAGTGTGTTTTCGGATTTTCTCACCGACGAAGTGGAGGCGGTAAATCGTGGCCGGATTAAGCCAGAACCTTAAGGCCGTCATTACCTTTGGCGGCAGTATCGACAGCTCCTGGAGCCGTTCAGCGAACAGCCTGCAAAAAAGCCTGAAGGACGTCGGAAAGCAGTCAGAAAAACTGACGAAAGACCAGGCCAGGCTGGCGGCTGAGATTAAGCGCGCGAAGCTGGCCGGGCAAAGTCTTGGCGATCTTAAACGGCGTTACAGCGACGTCTCCCGTGAAATCCGCAAGACGGAGGCCGAACAGCAGAAGCTGAATCAGCAGATGCAGAAGACGCAACGGCTGGCCGCCTTCAAGGGGGCAGGGAAAGGGCTGTTTCGCCGTGGGCTCGGTATGGCCGGACAGCTGGGCGGGATGGTGGCTCCCGGGCTGGCGATTGGCGGCGGTGGCGTGGTGGCTTCCGCCCTGGGCACCCTGATTGCACCTGCGGCCACCAACGAAGAAACGGCCCGACGGGCTGGTGTGGCGAAAAGCTATGGCGTCGATATCCCGACGTTTGATGCCTGGGACACGCTCGCGAAGCAGTACGACATGAACGGGGAGAACATCGGCGACCTGTTCGAGGAGTACCTTCACAAGGCGGGAGAGTACAAGCAGAACGGCAAGCAGGGTTCCCTTCAGGATGCGTTTGAAACGCTGGGATTTAAGGCGGGGGATTTTGCGGGCCTCAGCGATATGGCGCAGTTCGAAAAAATCGTCGAGCGTGCGCTCAGCATGCAGGACGAGTCGAAAGCGTCGTTTGCACTGGATTCGCTGTTTGGCGGCGAGGCCAGCAAACTGCTGATGCTGCTGAAGCAGTCCGGCAAAAGCTACCGTGACCTGATGGACGAGCAGCGGCGATATAACCTCGTCACGAAAGAGGGGGCTGAAGGGGCGATGGAGGGCAACCGCGCCATCACCAGCCTGCGCACGGTCTTCTCCTCCGCTGTAGCGGAAATCTCAGGGCAGCTGGGAAACGAGCTGGCACCGGATATCCGCCAACTGACGGATGATATGGCGGAATGGTTTAAGGGGGCGGGATCAAACGCATTGTCAGTTTCCTGCGTAATGATCTTTACCCCGGCGTGTTGAAGTTCGGCCAGGGCATTGTGTTCGTCGGGAAAGTGGCCTACGCGCTGGCGAAAAAATTGTCCTGGCTTTTACCGGATGAGAGAAGCGATCAGCGGGACGTACTCAAATCGCTGGCGATGACCGGCTCGGTTGATATTGCGCGCATGACGGCGCAGCGCAACGGTCAGGGCGAATGGTTTGAGCAGCAACTGAAGGAAAAGCCGGACCTGCCTGATGATGTGAAAAAATCGTACCGGGACACCCGGGGATTTTTCCGCGACGACGATGACACCTTTAACAGTACGCTCGATAAATACGTGGCGCCGGAAAGCAACGGCGCGCCGTTCTCCTGGGATTCAGCACTGAACCAGAACCAGGAGACGTCTGTGCAACCGGGACATGAAACATCCGACAGCACTGCCGGCGCCTGGAATAATTACAGACTGCCTTCCTTTCCCTCGTTTGAAAAAAGTAGCGTCTGGCCCGCAGCGGAAAAACCGAAGGGATCCGCAGACAACATCTCCGCGGATAAGCCGGTGGTCAATGTCGACGTTTATCCTTCCTTTAACTGGACAGCAGCAGAGGAAAGATCTGATGGGAATTCAAAATACCCGGCACAGCGTATCCCGGATGTGAATGTTGATGTCGATTCGTTACCGGGGACTGACAACGCGCAGGGTTTATTCAGGGGTAACGAACGTTACAGGGATAAAAGCGCAGACGTCCTGCACTTACCGCCTGAGATTAACCCCCGACAGCCTCCTGATCCTGTTTCAGACAGACCGGCAGAACTGTCAGGTGAAGTGGAAAGCAGTTACTGGGAAACTTTACTTCAGAAGCTGGATTTTGCGGACAAAGCGCCACCTCCCCGACAACTGACCGACAACCGTCGTTTCGAATTTCATTATGAGATACATGGCGCACCTGGTCAGGATGAAAAGGCGATCGGGGATGAAGTTGTCGCGGTGACTAAAACCAGTCCGGTATTTAACGGTGACAGCAGCATGCTGGACGGAGGACAAATCTGGTGAGTGAAATTATTCCTGTCTTTGAAGATTACGGGCAGTTTCAGTCCAGCGCTGTTCGGGGGGCTCAGGCCGCCCGGGTGATGATGATGCTGGGCGATTTTGCCTTTTCGATCGACACCACGGCATACAACCAGCTGACCCGCGAGGCCAGCTGGCGATGGAGCGAACAGGAGCGGATCGGGAAGCAGGATTTATTGCAGTATACCGGCAAGCCCGGGCGAACCGTCCGGCTTGAAGGGGAATCGCATGCTTTCTTTCGCAAGGGGGTGGATGCTGTTAACGATCTCTTCGACCTGGCAGACCAGAATCAGCCTCAGCAGCTGGTCAGCGGTGAAGGAGATGTCCTGGGCTGGTGGGTGGTGATCGACTTCTCAGATACGACCAGCCGATTCCTGCCGGGCGGCGGCCACCGAAACAAAAACTGGACGATGACGCTGAAACATTATGCCGATGACATATCAAACCCGTGACGGTGATGTGCTGGATGCGATCTGTGCGACGCATTACGGCACAGAGAACCTTTCTTATATTGTGACGCAGGTTCTTGAAGCGAATCCTGGACTGGCTGACCGTGGGGCCGTTTATCCTTCAGGTCTGTTTATCACTTTACCGGATTTGGCTCCGCCGGTTCAGGCTTCTGCTTACAGCCTGTGGGATTAAAAATGGCAGATCAGATTGTTAAACCGGAATATGCTCCCGCTTTCAGCGTCAGCGCTGAAGGAAAAGATATTACCCGTGCGCTGCAACAATGCCTGGCAGAGCTGACGCTGACTGATTACGGAGGTGCCACGGCAAAAGCAGATGAGCTGAAAATCACCCTGCTCTCGGAAACGCTCCCCTTCCGACAAAAGGCGCTCGTCTTCGCGTGGCGCTGGGTTTTAATGATCATCTGGTGGATAAGGGCTGGTTCGTGGTTTCCGGCGTGGCCAGCAGCGGCCCGCCACGTCGTATTGAGATTTATGCCACCGCTGCGCCAATGAACGCGCAAAAACAACCGGGTGATGTGATCAGCCAGAAAACACGCAGCTGGGATAACCTGCGACTGGCGGATTTGGTTAAAACGGTAGCGAAAGAAAACGGACTGGTACCAAAAGTGGCCGCAGAGCTGGCCGACATTCATATCGACCACGTTGACCAGGTGGCAGAATCGGACGCCAATCTGCTGACGCGCCTGGCCCGAACATGGAATGCTGTCAGTAAACCGTCGGGCGGATACTGGCTCTTTCTGCGTCAGGGAGCCACGGCAAATGCTTCCGGCGAACAGACCGCAGCTCTGATTATCACACCAGAAGAGGTGTCAAACTGGTCTTACAGCGAAGGAGAGCGAGGCAGTTCGACAGGGAAGGCCACCGCCAGCAGTGGTAAGTCTTCAGGCAAAATCGGCGTACGTTATTACGATGAGGCTGACGGGAAGACCAAAACCACCACGGTTGATCATGATGGTCCCTCAATGGCTAACCCGTATACCCAGCCTGTAAAAGCTACTGCCGATCAGCAGGCCAAAGCGAAAAAAACGCAGGCCCGCCGCAATGAACAAAAAATGACAGTAACGGGGCCCTGCCGACCCAGACACGTTCCTCTTACGGCAGAGTCTGGCGTATCCACGTCCGGCTTTGGCGAACGGGAAGATCGCGCCTGGGTGGTTGAGTCGCTGGTGTTTTCCCTGACACCTGCGGGTTTCAGTTTCACATACAACCTGGTGGTTGATATTCGCAAGCCTGCGAAATCCTCACAAAAATCCGGTAGCAAGGATAAGACTGGCCCGGATTACTTCGGATAACTCTCAGCCATCCGACAAACAGATACGGAAAATACTATGAACGGTGTAAACAGCCGGACCGGGAAACACCTGTCCGGTAGCGATCATCTGCGCCAGTCCGTCAGCGATATTCTCTCCACGCCCGTCGGCAGCCGTGTACTGATCCGTGATTATGGCAGTGACCTGTTTTCGCTGGTTGATAACCCTCGTGATGACCTGACCAGGCTTCGCATCATCGCCGCGACCGCCTCGGCGCTGGCACGCTGGGAACCCCGGCTTAAGGTCACGCGCGTTGTCGTTTCTTTCCCGGCTGACGAAACGGGGTGTGTGGTGGATATCGAAGGGATTAACAAAGAGAACAATCTTCCTGTCAGCACCGGAGGCATACCGATTTATGGCAAGCAGCTATGACGTAATTAACCTGTCCGCCCTGGCGGTGCCGGATGCCATCGTGGTACCGGATGCCGCTGACATTTTTACCCGCTGGCTGGCGCGCCTGCGCGAACTGGATCCGGAATTTGATGCGCTGGTGGAATCTGACCCGGCGTATAAACAGGGTGAAATCAACGCCTACCAGCTCACTCTGGCGTTCCAGCGGGTTAACGACGCAGTACGCGCAGTTTTCCTTGCCAGTGCCAGAGGGGCCGATCTCGACCAGCTGGGCGCGGCCTTTAACGTTTCCCGTCTGGTGATTAATACCGGCGATCCGGATGCGGTTCCCCCTGTCGACCCTGTTTATGAAGACGACGACGCTTTCCGGGAACGTATACAGCTTTCGTGGGCGCAGCTGAATACGGCCGGCGCGCGTAACGCTTATCGCTTTCATGCCAAATCTGCGGATAACGATGTGCTGGATGCGGACGCCTACGGGCCTGAAACCCATAACCGGCCCGGCGAGGTAGATGTGTACGTGCTCTCGCGCACAGGGAACGGTCAGGCAGGACTCATTCTTATTGAAACTGTCATGAACACACTGAGCGCGGATGAAGTCAGGCCGCTCACCGATTTTGTCAGTGTGAAGAGTGCCAGTATCGCCAGCTATACCGTTAAGGCTGAACTCGAAATACCAGACGGTCCGGATGCACAGACGGTACTGGAAAACGCGATAAGTACGCTGACGAGCTACACACAGCTTTCCCATCGTATTAATGCCATCGTACCGCTTTCCGCGATTTACTCAGCACTTCAGCAGCCCGGCGTATCCAGAGTTAAGTTGCTCAGCCCGACGGCTGATCTGGAAGCGGCAGCAGGACAGGCCCCGTGGTGCAGCGCGATAAACGTCACCCGTAAAGGAGGAGTGAGTGGATAAATTTCGATCTCTGCTTCCACCTTCAGCTATTCACCCGGAACGGGCGCAGGAGCAGGCAAGCACAGAGCTGATCGCGGCGCTGGATACTGACATGGTACGTAAGGTGAAAAATCCTGATACCTGTCCCGCACATTTGCTGCCATGGCTGGCCTGGGAATTCGCGGTGGATTCATGGGAGGAAGCCTGGACTGAGGAAGAAAAAAGGCAGGTGATCAGGGATGCCGCTTATGTCCATCAGCACCGGGGCACCGCCGGGGCGGTCAGGCGGTCGCTGAGTGCCGTCAGCCTCCCGACTACCGTGATTGAGTGGTGGGAGGATACACCGCGCAAGGATCCCTACACCTTCCGCGTGGAGGTTTACAGCTTACAGGCTGTTGACGAAGCGCTTTACCAGCGCATACGGCGCCAGGTAGATAAAGCCAAAAACCTCCGCAGCCTGTTAACCACTATCGATGTGATCGCCGATCTGGGTGCGAAGGGAACTTATTATGCCGGCGGCGCTGTTACCGCCTGGATTGACGTTGTTATTGAGGCCGGAGAATAACCATGGCTGAGAAGTATTACAGCATTCTGACAAACCGGGGCAAGGAGCTGGAGACTCAATCCTCTGCAACCGGGAAGCCCATCATCATCAAAGATTTTGTTGTGGGGGACGGGAACGGGCAATCCGTTAAACCGGATCCTGCGCAGACGAAGCTGGTGCGTGAGGTCTATCGCAGCGCAATTTCTGCACTACAGATTTCTCCGGATCAGGCGAACCAGTTTATTGCTCAGCTGGTCCTTCCGGTTGACGTTGGTGGATTCGTAGTCAGGGAAGTTGGCCTGCTGACAGATGCTGGCGAACTGTATTCTGTTGCGAACTGTGCCGCCATTGAAAAGCCTGAAAACGGTGTCAGCGTTAATCTGCAATACCGACTTGCGGTATCAGAGACGGCGGCAGTTGAATTAAAAGTGGCTACGGGCGATGGTCTTTTTCTGCGGATCGACCGAAATCTCGGGGAGATAGCTGAGAATGGCCCGGGGGCACAAAAAAGCGCACGAGAAGCGATAGACGTCGTTGATGCGACCACATCCCGTAAGGGGCTGGTACAGCTCAGTAATGCTACCGACAGTACGTCGGAGGGGCTGGCGGCCACACCAAAGGCAGTTAAGGCGGCATACGATCTTGCGGACGGCAAATACACGGCTCAGGACGCCACCACAGCAAGAAAAGGTATCGTCCAGCTCAGTAGCGCGACGAACAGTGACAGTGAGTCGCTGGCAGCTACGCCGAAAGCCGTCAAAGCGGCTAACGATAATGCCAACGGACGTGTCCCACAAACGCGAAAGGTGAACGGGCATGAACTTAAAAATGATTTTAATATCATCCCAGGCGATATTTTCAAACTCTCAACGGGTATTGGTAGCAACGCTGATTTAAACGATTTCACCGCCCCTGGTTTGTATTACCAGTCCGCGAACGCGCAGGCTCAGACGGGGAAAAACTATCCGGAGGCAATTGCCGGCTCGCTGGAAGTCTATAAACATGCTGGTATCACGCAGATTTACCGGGTTTATAACAGCTCCCGCTCGTACATTCGCACGCTTTACAGCGGGACGTGGTCAGCCTGGACGAAGCAGTATGATGCCGCTAATAAACCTTCCCCCGCTGATATTAATGCCGTGAATAAAGGCGGCGATACAATGACCGGGGGGCTCAAGATTCGCGCTGCTGATGCGTTGCGCATATACGATGCGGCGTACGGAATGATTTTTCGCCGTTCAGAAAATAATTTTTACCTAATTCCGACAGCAAAAGACCAGGGAGAAAATGGTGGTATAAGTTCACTGCGTCCATTTTATGCAGATCTGACTAATGGCCGAGTGACGCTGGGTAATGGTGCAGTCGTTAACGGCGGTCTTGGGCTGGGCGTAGTCAGCGGCCTTGGGGGGAACTCTATTGCTCTGGGGGATAATGACACCGGCTTCAAGCAGAACGGAGATGGTGTGCTGGATGTTTATGCCAACAGCAAGCAGGTAATGCGATTCCTGAACAGTGGCATAACGAGCTATATGCTCTTCAACATGAATGCAGGCGCATCAGTAAGCAGCACTTTCACCTTTAAAAACGGTAGCAGTATCACGTCTGAGAAAACTGGCGCCAACCCCCGAAACGGCCGAATTTACTGGGGCGGTGATGCGAGTCGCGGCAACAGGATAGAATTTGCAGATGATGCTGGCTGGAAAGCTTACATTGAGCGTCATCCCTCAAACGGTGTTCAGTTAGTCGTAAACGGGCGAATCAATGGAAGTATTGTTTATTCCAGTGGCGAAGTTCAGGCAGGTGGAGGGAAAGCTCGCTTTACTGCTGATGGAAATATCTATGGTTCGAAATGGGGAAATCAATGGCTTGATGCATATCTGAGAAACACCTATCAGCCAAAGGGCAATTATACCCCTGCGGGACAGGCTTATACGAGGGCGGAAAGCGACTCGCGGTATAACCTAAAAAATACCGCAACCAAATCAGCCAATGCCATGACGCATAAAGATGCTTCGACAGGTGTTATGGAAGTCGTTATGAGTAATATAAACGTTCCAAACAAAACAAATGTTAATGTGACATTTCCTGCGGCTTTTCCAAATGCATGTGTAGGGGTTGTAATTACATATAATGGGGCAGGGCATGGAGCTGGTGATGATTCGGCAATTTATGTTCCGTCTTATTCACGTACTGGATGCACGTTATATGCTCATAACGCCCAAGGCAGATTTATGTTAATTGCTAAAGGATATTGAAATGAGGATTTATTTTAGCCCGAGCGAAATTGGATTTTATCATGAATCAGATAAACAAGGTTATTTACTGGCGGGTACGTGGCCGAATGATTTAATTGAAATTTCTGAGAAGTGGTTCCTGTATCTGTTGGAAGGTCAACAGAAAGGTAAAGTAATCACTGTAAATGATTACGATCAGCCTGTTCTTGTAGACCCGCCAACCGCCACTAAAGAGCAACTCATTGCCGAGGCAGATGCTCAGAAAGTAGCGCTCATGAACGCTGCCAGTGCTGCAATTGAGCCATTAAAAGATGCTGTTGAGTTGGGTATGTCAACAGATGAAGAGGAAAATTTATTGTTGGCATGGCAGCAATATCGAGTGCTTTTGATGCGGCTTGATACATCGCTTGCACCAGATATCGAGTGGCCTGCTGCGCCTGATTGATCGTTGTAAACGATCAATGTCCGGTAATTGATCTGTAGTAACTATTTGAATGGTGCGGGTATTAGCTGAACACTATGCCCTTGACTTTGTAAGGGGTGTAACAGTGGAACTAACAGAGCGCGAACGCGAGGTTTTAACTTGGTTTATCGGTGAAAACTGGCAGGAATTTGCCGAACGGGCAGAAGAGTTTTTAGGAGCGAACGGCCTGTATCGGCTTGCAGAAAAGCTAAAGCTCGACTCTCAGGCAGCCTGACAAAATAATCCCGGTTTAGCGCCGGGAGCATTGGTGGCAGCACGGGAGAAAGGTAGATTAGATAGCAGACGATAGAAATTAACGTCTGAGCAATGGGCAAAGGCTGAAAGGTTGATTGCAAACGTAGCGGGCAGAAGGCAGGCGGGGGGATTTACGACGCTGCGGTGTGCACGCTGTATAAAAAGTTTCCAGCCAGATAGCACAAAGAAAACGCCATCTCATAATATGAAATGGCGAGTCTTGATTATCTCTTGCAGGAAGCAGTAAAAAGAGCTACAACTCCTTTAACGATGACTTCAACATTAACAAAATGCCTTGAAAGTATTTTTCTTAATTCATCTTCAGAGTCATGAGTATTTGAAAAGATACCTTTGCGGTTGTAAACACTCATTAGCTTCTTTCCAAAACCATTATGTATTACTCCTTCACCTAGTATGGTCGCACCGTAAAGAACGCCATCTTCAGTCAAAGCCATTTTTGCGTTTTCTATGACGGTGTTTTTGTCTGACATGCTTCCCGGAAGACAATGAAGAAGATAAAACATAGACATAGAATCAAATTTATCACGGAGTGATTCAGGATAACATTCAAAAACATCGTGTATAATTTTACTCTGGATTCTCGCTTCCCCAACCTTTGCTGATGCAGCGCTCAGGCTGGCAGAATTTAGATCCATAAGAGAAATATTGCAGTTAGCGGGGATACTTGTGAGGTAATATCCGGTCCCAACTCCGATATCAAGATGGTTCAAACTTAAATGTTGTAAAAAGTGAGGAAGCAGGTACTTCTTTGTCGGGCAACGCCATGCATAATTATTGGAAATGCTGAGAACCCACCAGTCATAAAGATTCAGCGTAAATGGCGTGTAGACTTTAGCCCCTTCATTAGTTTTTTTATTCATTAATTTTGCCTTGTAACAGTTTGCAGAGTGAATTAAATCAATAATTCTTAACAATTACAAGGAAATAAGGGCCGCAAGACACCATACTGAGACGTTGGTATACTGCGGCATATAGATTTAATTGCAGCGCCACGCGCTACCGGTGATAACAACGTTAGTTTCTTGTGAACCGCCACCGTTACCATCATAGTAACCGCTGTTACCAGCCCGGTTAGTTATAAGGGAAACTGTGTTTCCACCTAACTTTGCCGTATTATTGCGTAGTGAATTTAAAGCGCCAGTTTCCAGATTGGCATTTGAAGTCCAGCCACCGGTGAGAAAATTACCTTGCTCACCTGTAACTGTCCCGAGGAAAGTGCAATCACCTTTTGGATCGCCGTTAGTAACACGCACAGATTGCGCCCTTGAATCGAGCTGATTAGCGCTGCAAGCAGTTAACAGCAATGGGATGATAAACGCTATTTTCTTCATGAAACTACTCTATACAGGTAAAGGATAATGGTACGCAGTATATTAAACGGTTTACTTCAACGGTCGCTCAATAATCAACTAAAAGTTGATGGACTCTGAAATTATCAAATGCCATACCACGATCTGTGCAACAGTGTGGCGTGGTTAACTGGTGGTTGTTCATGCCCGTGCAGCCAGCGAGCATAGTGGAGATACGCTTAAAGACCAACCTGACGAACTGTGGGCGAATCGGATACCAGCCACATGTCGGATTGATCAAACATCTCCTCCAGCATGCGGTTAAGCCGCTCCTTTTCGGTTTTTGTGCAGTTGTTATTCAATGCGTTCGCCTGCATTGGCTTAACTGTCTCTTCTGCGTGAGGGAAAATCTGGTGCACCCGCTTCGTCAACTCAGACAGAATAATCTCTCTGACTCCCAACACCCCATTGATGTTACGTTTGTCATAAACAAGTTCAACAAACATCCTTTACTTCTTATGAATGTGTATGGCGTGCTTGAAACATAAATATAAAAACACTACTGTATATAAATACAGTAGATAAATGCTTATGGAGTGTAACTATGCCACGCACAGCAGACATCCATGCCGCGTTTGTTGCGGCTATAGAGTTAAACCCTAAGGGCTACCGTTACCTAAGGACTGACACTTTTATTAAGAGACTGAGGGGCTTTAACTGGCATTTTACCCGGGCCGATGCAAATTCGTGGATAGAGCGCAACCAGCCAGGCTTCGCTGACAAGACGAATGATGGTAGCGACAACCGTTACTGGATCCTGCGCAACATGGGTAGAATTCACTGATGGGATTTCCTTCACCAGCTACAGACTACGTTGAGCGCAGACTAACTCCAGCAATTATGTGCAATATGGGCGCTGATAGTAGGGTACTCGAAACGGATGTGGGGTTTGCGGTCATAGAGCCAGCAATGAAAAAGACACCTGGAGATGTGTTGTTAATTCTGTGCGACGGCCACACACAATTTGCAAAACTCATGGGCAAGGCGCTCATTACGGATGATGGTGAAGCGATTGAGGGATCAGCGCTTGAAGAAGTGGAAGTGCTGGGTAGGGTGACGTTCTTCATCAATCGTGCATTAGATGATGATTGCCCTGCAATATAGATAAAGTTCCCCATGCTTAACTGAAAAATAACCAGCCATATGCGGCTGTTTTTTTGTGTGGCTTTGGTCGGTACGAGAGGACTTGAACCTCCATCACCATAGCGGCCAGCCTAAGGTCAAAAGAAGTTTTGAGTAATCCTTTCTTAAAAATCACATTCCCCAAAATAAAATTTAAGTGAATGAAAAACATGGTAAAAGTTGAGAATGAAAATGCAATAAAATCAGCCAGAAAAACATAGTTAACTGGCTGATTAATAACATCTAAATGGAGGTTGTAGAACTTTGCTTCTGGAACAGTTCCCGGAAGACCGGGTAGATGTCATCCTGGTCACGAATGTGCTGCATCGCAAAGTTATCGAACATCGCTTGCAGATGCTCATACTCACGCCACAGCGTCTGGTGGGCGCGACGGGTAATTTCAATGTAGCTGTAGTAACGCACCACCGGCAGGATCTTCTTCGCCAGAATTTCATGACACAGCGGCGAGTCATCCGCCCAGTTATCGCCATCCGATGCCTGCGCGGCGTAGATATTCCACTGCGCCGGATCGTAGCGCTCCTTCACCACCTCGTCCATCAGCTTCAGGGCACTCGACACGATGGTGCCGCCGGTCTCCTGCGAGTAGAAGAACTCATGTTCATCCACCTCTTTCGCCTGAGTGTGATGGCGGATGTAGACCACCTCCACGTTCTTATACGTTCTGCTCAGGAACAGATAGAGCAGAATATAAAAACGCTTAGCCATATCCTTGGTGGCCTGATCCATTGAACCTGATACGTCCATCAGGCAGAACATCACCGCCTGACTGGAAGGCTCCGGCCGTTTTTCGTAGTTCTTGTAGCGCAGGTCGAACGTGTCGATAAACGGCACCCGGTCGATCTTCGCCCGCAGTTCGGCGATCTCTTTTCGCAGGCGCTCCTCTTCCAGCAGTTGTGCCGGCTCCGTGTTTTCCACCACTTTCAGGCTGGTTTCCAGCTCGCGCAGTTCGCGCCGTTTGCCTGCCGTCATCGCCGTGCGTCGCGCCAGTGAGTTTTGCAGTGAGCGCACCACGCTGATGTTGGCGGGCACCCCGTTTGCGGTATAACCCGCGCGATGGGTTTTGTATTCGTTGAGCTGACGGTGCTGATTCTTTCTCAGATTCGGCAGGGCCAGATCCTCAAACAGCAGGTCGAGATATTCGTCTTTTGAAATCTGAAAGACGAACTCGTCCTGGCCTTCACCGTCCTGGCTGGCCTGGCCCTGACCGCTGCCAGAACCGCCGCCTCCGCCTTGGGGCCGCTCGATTCTGTCATTCTGGACGAAGTGGTCATTACCTGGGTGCACGCGATGGCGAAGGCCGCCACGCCCCTGATGAAACATCGGTTCGCTGATGTCATCGTTAGGGATGGAGACGGATTCGCCGCTGTCGACGTCGGTCACCGAGCGTTTGTTGATGGCCTCGGAGATCGACTGTTTAATTTGCGCTTTATAACGGCGCAAGAAGCGCTGGCGATTCACCGTGCTCTTGTTTTTGCCGTTAAGACGCCGGTCAATAAACCAGGTCATATATCCCCCGTACTGCATTTGCCAACTTGCAGCGTCCGTAAGTACCGGACATTTTGTTGGCCCGGTAAGCGCGTTACCGGGCACTTGTTTTAAGACGATTTACGCACGCGCAGATACCATTCACAGAGCAGGCGGACCTGTTTGCGGGTATAGCCTTTCTCCATCATACGGTCGACAAAATCGTCGTGCTTTTTCTGCTCGTCGGTTGAGGTTTTGGCGTTGAACGAGATGACCGGCAATAGCTCTTCCGTGTTAGAGAACATTTTCTTCTCTATAACCGTGCGCAGTTTTTCGTAGCTGGTCCAGTTCGGATTGCGGCCGTTGTTATGCGCTCTGGCGCGCAGCACGAAGTTCACAATCTCGTTTCGGAAGTCTTTCGGATTGCTGATCCCGGCTGGTTTCTCGATTTTTTCAAGTTCCGCGTTCAGGGATTCACGGTCAAACAGCTGGCCGGTATCCGGGTCGCGATACTCCTGATCCTGGATCCAGAAGTCAGCGTAGGTGACGTACCGGTCGAAGATGTTCTGGCCGTATTCGGAATAGGATTCCAGGTAGGCGGTCTGGATCTCTTTGCCGATAAACTCGGCGTATTTCGGGATCAGGTAGCCTTTCAGGAACTCCAGGTAGCGTTCAGCCTGCTCCTGTGGGAACTGTTCACGTTCAATTTGCTGTTCCAGCACGTAGAACAGATGTACCGGGTTGGCGGCCACCTCCGCGTGGTCGAAGTTAAAGACGCGGGAGAGGATCTTAAACGCGAAACGCGTCGACAAACCGTTCATCCCTTCGTCGACCCCGGCGTAATCGCGGTATTCCTGGTACGATTTCGCTTTCGGGTCGGTATCCTTCAGGCTTTCGCCGTCATACACGCGCATTTTTGAGTAGATGCTGGAGTTTTCCGGCTCTTTCAGGCGCGACAGGATCGAGAAGCGCGACAGTGTTTCCAGCGTTCCCGGTGCGCAAGGGGCATGGACCAGCTCACTGTGGTTGAGCAGTTTTTCGTAAATCTTGATCTCCTCGGAGATCCGCAGGCAATAAGGCACTTTGACGATGTACACACGGTCAAGGAACGCCTCATTGTTTTTGTTGTTACGGAAGGTCACCCATTCAGATTCGTTAGAGTGGGCAAGGATAATCCCGTTAAACGGCAGGGCGGAAATACCTTCTGTCCCGTTGTAGTTCCCTTCCTGGGTGGCGGTCAGTAGCGGATGCAGCACTTTGATCGGTGCTTTAAACATCTCGACAAATTCCATAATCCCCTGGTTGGCGCGGCACAGCGCACCGGAATAACCGTAGGCATCCGGGTCGTTTTGCGCGTGATGCTCCAGCTTACGGATATCGACTTTACCCACCAGCGCCGAGATATCCTGGTTGTTCTCGTCACCGGGTTCAGTTTTAGCGATGGCGATCTGCTCGAGGATAGACGGCCACACTTTCACGACGCGGAACTTGGTGATGTCCCCGCCAAACTCGTGCAGACGTTTTGCCGCCCACGGCGACATGATCGTACCGAGATAGCGATGCGGAATGCCAAACTCTTTTTCCAGAATTTGCGCATCCTCTTGCGGATTAAACAGGCACAGCGGATGGTCATTGACCGGGCTGCGTTCGCCGTTGGCGCTCAGCACATAGATCGGCACGCGCTGCATCAGCGCTTTCAGCCGTTCAGCCAGGGAGGATTTACCCCCACCGACAGGACCCAGCAGATAAAGGATCTGTTTCTTCTCTTCCAGCCCCTGAGCGGCATGCTTCAGGTAGGAGACGATCTGCTCAATGGCGTCTTCCATGCCATAGAACTCTTCAAACGCCGGGTATCGGGCGACCACCCGATTCGAAAATAGACGGGAAAGCCGTGGCTCCAGGGCAGTATCAACCATGTTTGGCTCACCAATAGCCATCAATAGCCGTTCTGCCGCATTGGCATAGGCACTGCGATCTTGCCGACAAATGGTAAGAAACTCCTGCAGTGTGAACTCTTCGTCCTTGGCAGCTTCGTAGCGCTGGCGATAGTGATCGAATATATTCATGGCATGCCGTCCTTTCGTTTTTTAGCACAGGATAAGAGCCGTTCGTATGAGTAGTGGAGGCTCCCGGAAGAGAATTTTTCGCACCTCACTGCCAGAGCAGCAACCTGTGTGCCAGGTCGAAGGCTATGAACCGCAGGGTGTTCAGCAAAACCTCTTCTTAAATTAAAGCGTAGATGGCAATTGCAAAACTTGCATACGGATAAAATCTACTTTCAATGACATATCAATAACTCATCCAAAAATTTCCACTGCGGTTATAAGCGAAAAGCGGGTTTTTCATTTATCGGTCACATAAATGAAAGCGGGATGTCATCTGAAAAATGAAAAATAACGGGTTAATCAAACGGATTAGCGCGCAAAAAATTTTGGGATGTACGGGAATGGCGGTTACACTTCACCCGCTGATTATTTGACTACAGGAAAGAATGGATTGTGACCAAACTCAAACTTCTGGCATTGGGCATCCTTGCCGCTACCGCAGCGAGCACCGTACAGGCTGAGAGCCAGTGGACTGTTGGCGCGGGTGCTGGCGTGATTAACAGCCCGTACAAGCAGTATGACCGCGACGTTTATCCTGTCCCCGTTGTCACCTATGAAGGCGATAACTTCTGGTTCCGTGGGTTGGGCGGTGGCTACTATCTGTGGAACGATACGGCCGATAAGCTCTCCATCATGGCCTATTACGATCCAACGCACTTTAAACCAGGCGACAGCGACAGCAATGCGCTTCGTCAGCTGGATAAACGCAGAAGCTCACTGATGGCGGGGCTTTCTTACGTCCATAATACCGAGTATGGCTTCCTGCGCACTGCGCTGGCGGGCGATACCCTGGACAACAGCAACGGCTTCATCTGGGATCTGGCGTGGCTTTATCGCTATACCAACGGCGCAGTGACGCTGACGCCGGGTATCGGTGTGCAGTACAGCAGCGAGAATTACAACGACTACTACTATGGCGTGTCTAAAGCGGAGTCTCGCCGCAGTGGTCTGAAGAGCTACAGCGCGGATGATGGCTGGGACCCGTACCTGGAACTCACCGCCTCGTATAACTTCCTCGGTGACTGGAATGTATACGGTACTGGCCGTTACATTCGTCTGAGCGATGAAGTGAAAGACAGCCCGATGGTCGACAAGTCCTGGTCTGGCATCTTCTCCGTGGGTGTGACTTACAAGTTCTGACCAGAACGTGATGCATTAAAACGGGGCGCTAGCGCCCCGTTTGTTTTTTATGATGCCTGAACAATATTAGCGCTTCACAATCTTGATCATCTGGCCTAAGCGGGACGGTTTTTCTTCGCTGGTTTTCTGCGGCGCGGTCACGCACGCGGTTTCCACGCACACGAAGGTCTTGTAACCGTCATCCGGGATATCCGCCATGCTGACGGAAAGGGCAGGGCCCGGGTTCCAGCCCACCACGTTGCTGTGGTGGTGATGAACCACATCAATACCGCGGTTCAGCGCGCTGTCGTGGATGACGCTACAGGCTTCCGGGTGCAGATACACGCGGTCGGTACGATCCGGGAAAGTCTGCACGCCGTCGTCCAGCTTGCCTTCTTTCGCGTTATCCACTTTGTCGATAAAGGTATCGCCAAGTCCGCTCACCTTAACGGCCTGAATATCGCCTACGTTGAAATAGGTGTGCAGGGCGGACGTTGTTTCGAATTCGCCGTGCGCTTCCAGTTCAATTTCGCAGGTTTTACCCAGCTTGAAGCGGGCATACAGGGTGAACTCGTGTGGCCACAGGGCACGCGTTTCATCATTCGCCTGGAGTTCAAAGGTCAACACCGCACCGTTTTCATCTTCATTGTGGGCTTTCAGCGTCCACTGCTGGTTACGGGCGAAACCGTGTGAGGGTAAACCCTGCTGCGCTGACGGGCCAAACCATGGCCAGCAGATCGGTACGCCGCCGCGGATCGCCGCCCCTTTTTTGAACGAGGTGGCCTCGCTCAGCCACAGGCCTTCTTCTTCACCTTCTGGTTTCCAGGAGAGCAGGTGGGCGCCATTGAGCGCTACGGAGGCTTTAACGCGCGGATGGTCAACGACGATGATATCGGCACCGTCGATCTGACGGCGGGAGAGCACAGGGGTAAGTTGTTCGACTACCGGAAGTGCAAAAATTTTATTAATCATTAAGCAATCCTCTGTCTAAAAACAATAAAAAAGGCGACCGAAGTCGCCTTTTAGGATCAAGCA